TTTTCAAATACAACGGGGAATGAGAACGTTGCAATTGGACATGGAGCAATTACCCTAAGTTCAAACAATAATAACTCCATAATAATAGGCACGGCAGCGATAGGTGCAGGAAGTAATACTGTTGTGTTAGGTAACACGGCTATAGTGAAAACACTTCTTAGAGGAACTGTTAATATGGCTAACCTTCCTACATCCGCAACAGGATTAGTGGCAGGAGATTTGTGGAGAAATGGAAACGTAGTAAATATAATTTAAACAAATATAAAAAAATGGAAGAGTTAACACAAGAGCAAGTACAGTCAAGCATATCTGCGGCTTATGATTCAGTAAATTTAATTAATGAATTACAAGCAAAAGAAGTTATTACAGAAGAAGAATTAGATTCTTTAAATAGAAACAAAGAGCACATATCAATAATGCTTGGCAAAGATTGGTTTGTCGCAGGACTTACATCCGCTCAAAAAACAGAATTGGAAAGCATAATTCAATAAAAATTAAATCAAATTAAATTAAATCAAATGTCAAAGCAAAAATTAAAAGTTAGTGAACTGTTAAGTTTAAATTCAGTTCTTAGTAAATGTGAAAACCATAAAGACTTAAAAAGTTTTCACACTACAATATCAGTAATTAGATTAAGCAAATCTATAGAAAGTGTTGTAAAGAAACATTTTTCAATTCAAGATGAATTATTATCTAAATTAGAGGTAGATAAAAAAGAAGTTGATGGTAAAGATGTTTTCGATTGGAATGATAAGCCGGAAGAAGTAAAAGAAAAAATCAACTCTGCATTAACCGAATTGGCTAATGTTGAGTATGATATTGAGTACTTAAACAAAATTGATGAAGAAGATTTTGTGATTTTAACTCGTGGGTTAAAGCATAATGAATTGTCATTCTTATATGAGTATTTAGTAAAGAAAGAAATCTAATGGATATTCGTAAAATATCTATTGGTCCTGACTATAAAAGTGGTGCTATGCACTACATTGTAGGTCAGAAGATTCTTGGAGACTCAAATGAAATCCATCTTATCAAGAGAAATGAATTTAACTCCGTGCTAATTTATATTATAAATATAAAAGAAGAAGTAGTTCTTTGGAAAGAGTTTACTGCTCCTATGCCAATTTCAATTGAATATAAAATAGACTTTTAATGAAATCTCCATTCTACTTCATAGTAAAACCTACGAATGGAAAGCGATACGATAACACAAGAGATATAGGAGTGGTTGATTTTATAGTCAGTACTTCAGAAGAGGATTATAAATTCTCTAATAGATATGCCGAGGTTGTCGAGCTTCCCATAAGCTACAACGGTCCTATATCAATAGGAGACACACTTCTTGTACATCATAATGCTTTTAAGTATTATAATGATATGAGAGGTCGTCAAAAAAGCGGAAAGAGTTTCTTTAAAGATGATTTATTCTTTATAGAGACAGACCAATTCTTTATGTATAAAAAAGGGTCTACTTGGAATGCTTACGACAAGTATTGTTTTGTTAGACCAATTTCTGCTACAGAATATTACATAGAAAAATTTTTAGCTGAAGAACCTTTAATGGGGCAGATGGTATATCCAAATGAGTATCTATTAAATAAAGGAATTAAAAAAGGCGATTATGTTTGTTTTTCTCCCGACAGCGAATATGAGTTTACTGTTGATGGAGAAAAGCTATACCGTATGTATGACCATCAAATAACAATGAAGCTATGATAAATATTGTAGATGATTTTTTAGATGAAGATATTTATAACTACATCTATAATAGTTTGACGAGTAATCAATTTCAAGAAGTTGAAGTTGGGGATAAGAAGTTTTGGGTTCAATATAGCAATAAAGAATTTGATAATTTTATTATCAATAAATTAAGCGATATAGACAAAACTAAAAGAGAGTGTCTTTTAGGTTTCTTTAGAGTAGCAACTGAAGAGTTCGATACTGATTGGAGAATACACGCAGACTCAAAAGTAGGCGATATTAGACCTGAAAGAGCACTCGTGCTATATATATCTCCATCAACAAAAGAAGGGCTCCACGGAACCGCTTTTTGGAAGCATAAAGATATAGGTTATGAGATGCCTTTAGATGTGTCTAACGAAGAAGCCGATAGGTTTCTTTCAGAAGAAGCAAATAATTTAGATAATTGGGATTTACATTCTGTAGTAGGATATAGACCTAATCGTGCACTTATGTATCCTTCTAATTACTTTCATAGTAAATATCCAAACACGGGTTGGAAAGAAGGCAGAATGGTGTATGTAATGTTTTATAGATAATCGTATGACACCTAAAGAAACAAAATTAAAAATTATTGCTGCCGGTCATAAAGCAGTATTGGAACTTATAAAAGTTGCCGAAGAATCTATATTGAATCCTGATATGGATGGAGATGACTTGGCTGCGGATAAGTTAAAGAACGCAGCGGCTACAAAAAAATTAGCTATATTTGATGCGTTTGAGATTCTTAGTAGAATAGAATCTGAAAGAGAAAGTCTTGATATTGCTGAAAATGGAGGAAGTAAAACTGATACAAAACAAGGGTTTGCAGAAAGAAGGTCTAAATAGTTTATATACTGTAGTTAAGGATTACATACCTGCCCATTCTATTACTAAAAAGAATGGTAATAAATCTTGGATATATGGTTATAATGATAAATATGATGTTATAGTAATATCTAAAACAGGACAGATAGGAGATGTTGTATGTATTGCAGGTCTTTATATTGCATTGCCGCCTACTCCAAAAAAGTGTCTTCAAAGACACAATTCAAAAGCTGAACAATATTGGGAAAGAGAATTACTTCCAAAACAACTTTTAAGAATACAATCAATATTTCAATGGAATGAAATGCCATCTGATTTTAAGAATAGATGGGTTGATTATATTGAAAATGAATTTGATTGTAGAGAAAATGGAGTGTGGTTTATGAATAATGGAGTCCCTACATACATAACAGGTTCTCACTATATGTATCTTCAATGGTCGAGTATTGATATTGGTTATCCTGATTTTCGTGAAGCAAATAGAATATATTGGATTTTTTGGGAAGCCTGTAGAGCGGACTCAAGAAGTTTTGGTATGATATACCTAAAGATTAGACGTTCAGGATTCTCATTTATGTCTTCATCTGAATGTGTAAACATAGGTACTCTTGCTCGTGATGCAAGGATTGGTATTTTGTCAAAGACCGGGTCTGATGCTAAAAAAATGTTTACTGATAAAGTAGTTCCTATAAATAGCAGACTTCCATTTTTCTTTAAACCTATTATGGATGGTATGGATAAGCCAAAGACAGAACTAGCTTTCCGTGTCCCTGCTTCTAAGATTACAAAGAAAAATATGTATGAGACAGAAAATGAAATCATAGAGGGATTAGATACATCAATAGATTGGAAAAACACAGAAGACAACTCCTATGATGGAGAAAAGTTATTATTTTTAGCTCACGATGAGTCAGGAAAATGGACCAAGCCAAATAACATTAAAGAGAATTGGCGAGTAACTAAAACTTGTTTGCGTTTAGGGTCTAAAATTATTGGAAAATGTATGATGGGCTCAACTTCAAATGCATTATCAAAAGGAGGTCAGAATTATAAAGATATGTTTGAAGATTCCAATGTTAAAAATCGTAATGCAAATGGTCAAACTAAAAGTGGACTGTATGCTTTATTTATACCTATGGAATGGAATATGGAGGGGTTTATAGATAGATACGGTATGCCTGTTTTTTATAAACCTGAATCTTCTATTATAGGGGTAGATAATATGATGATAAAGAATGGAGCTATAAATTATTGGGAAGCTGAAGTAGATTCTCTTAAAAATGATGCTGATGCATTAAATGAATTTTATCGTCAATTTCCAAGAACTGAATCTCACGCATTTAGAGATGAAAGTAAACAATCTCTATTTAACCTTACTAAAATATACCAACAAATTGATTATAACGATAGTCTAATAAAAGAACACTTCACTACTCGTGGGTCTTTTCATTGGAGAGATGGTATGAAAGACACTAAAGTTGTATTCACTCCTGATATAAGGGGTAGGTTTGTAGTTGCTTGGACCCCTGCGAAACATTTACAAAATAATATTCATTTTAGAAATGGAGTAAAACATCCCGGAAATGAACATATTGGGTCATTTGGATGCGATAGTTATGACATATCAGCAGTAGTTGGTGGCAGAGGCTCTAATGGTGCTTTACACGGACTTACTAAATTTAATATGGATGATGCTCCTTCAAATGAGTTTTTTTTAGAATACGTTGCAAGACCTCAAACTGCCGAAATATTTTTTGAAGAAGTTTTGATGGCTTGTGTGTTTTATGGTATGCCAATTTTAATTGAGAACAATAAACCTAGATTACTTTATCACTTTAAAAATAGAGGGTATAGGCATTATTGTCTAAATAGACCCGATAAACAATACAATAAACTAACAAAAACTGAACGTGAACTTGGAGGAATACCAAACTCATCCGAAGATGTAAAACAATCTCACGCATCTGCAATTGAATCTTACATAGAAAAATATGTTGGTATAGATTTTACAGGAGATTATAGAGATGGAGGAGATA